AAATACGGTTGATTTCGGTAGTCGGATTCCTTCTTTGCCTTCAAGCCAATTTTTACCATCTTGAACATGGCGTGTCTTGTTGCCCCAAAAAAATCCGCCAGTTGCTTCAAGGTGTACCAATCAATTTCTGGCATCAAGGGAATGCCCATCAACTTGAGTTTTGCCCTCAGAGCTGCTTCACTGCGTTTTGGATAACCAGCCCTACCAGCTAACTGGCAATAGGTTGTATACAGCGTCTTCGGTGGCATCGACAGGCTGAGACTTTCAAGAATTTCAATCTCTTCCTTCGTCCATCGTTTTGCTCTTTTACCAACGAACCGTCGATGGCAAATAAGACCGCAGGTCTGCCGTGGACTTTTGACGTTGCCGCGCAGAGTTGGAATACTAAAAACCGAATCGCAAATAATGCAACGGCGCAGATACTTTGAACCTTTCACAGTGGATTGATGGTGATTAGCGCTCCGGGGAGTTCGCCTTCGTTGGCGTAAATCTTGCAGCAGATCAAATTAACAACTTGCGAGTCGTCTTTTAACAAGACATTCGTGAGGCCGTCTAAGGTTGAGCGGCACAGCTTATCAAGGTCGGGCTTGGTCTGTTTGTAGAGCGGCGCAGCGGGCTTCAGTTGACCTTTACTGTTGTAATGGGATTTTGGCCTGCTGAACATAAACGTGATCTGCACCATGACAGGTCGATCAACCAGTTGCCAACCAGTTTCAAGTGCGGCCTGACTAACAGCAAAACGCCAAGGCTTGACCTTTTTGGACGCCTCAATCATGCGGCCATTGCCAACATGTCGTTTGCTTCCTTGCGGTGCGGGCTCAATACCCTGTACGGCAAATTTCATCGGCCAGAGCTGCTGTAGCAGCGTTCTAGGTAATTCACTGGTGTGCCAACGTTGATCTTGACGACATCAGGCCGCGTTGACAGCATCCACAGCAGAAAGCGTGTGAACAGCGTCAGGTCATGTGGGTTGTGATTCATCTGTTTCGTGGTTAAAGCATTTTTCAAGGTGGAGTTTTTCGGTCAACCGTTGGTGGTACAGGCTGCGTTTGATTTGCCGGTTGCTCAGGGTCAGCAGGTAAGCGGTCAGTTCCGCTACGGCGTCTCTGTATTGGTCTTTGTCCCATAGGTCGTATTTGCCAAGGATGGCTTCGATACGGTCGTCCACGGGAGTGCCGGCCATCAGAACTCTGCCTTTGGCAGCGAAATCCTCCAATATTCTGTTTCCTTCTTTGTGGCCACCCCCTCAAACTGCTCTAGCTGCTGCAGCTCCTTAACGGCCTTGCTGTAACTCCAACTGGTACGGGTGCAACGGGTGGCCTTGACGCCATCACGAGTCAGGTTGCCGTCGTCGTCTTTGAGGTCGTCTAGCTCGCCACTGGCGTAGAGCGCGGCTAGGCCATCCATCAATGCTTGCAGCTTTTCTTCCTGATAGGCAATTTCCAGCTTGACGCTGGCGATGTCGGCAAGAATTGCGGTGTGGTTGGTCATGAGTGGGGCATCGCTGCAAAAGGAGTATACCCCCAAGAGCAGGGGGCTGTCAATCCTGCGTCCCGACCCAAGCCACCAGCACCATCACGCCTAGTAGCCCAACGCTGATCAGCACCATCACCGGCCACACCGGCTCCGTCATCAGAACTCCGGCTGGTTCAGCATCAGGAACGCATCCCTAGCGCCCTGCCACTCAATCACCGCCTCATCCACGTCTACTTTCTGCAGCGTCGTCGCTCCGGGCCTAGACCACAGCACCCCAGCCTTCTGCACGTACAGCTCCGGCCAGTGCAGGCTCAACATCCCTAGGTAACCGCCCAACTGCGGGCTCACGTCATACGGGCTGGCATCGGCCTTGCCTTGGGTCTTGAGGTCAATCAACACCATCTGGGCGTGGTCATCCTTGCGCCGCAGCAGGCAGTCAAAGCTCCCCGCAATGCTGCGCTCTACGTCACATAGCCGATATTCACACGCGATGGCCTCGTAGCTATTCCAGACCGAATGCCCTAGTAGCGGCTCCACCCATTCGCCGTATTCCGCCGGATATTCACCAGCGTCACCAGTCGTCAGGAAATCCTCCAACGCCTTGTGTACCGCCTTCCCCCGAGGTTCCCAAATGTGCTTGGTCTCCATAATCCGCTTCATCGCCCAGCGATCCTTCGTCCCCTTGCAAACCTGCGTCACGGAGTGGTTCAGCCACTTCCCAGTTGGTTCGTGGTAGTAGCGGTGCGCCTCCTCGTTGAACAGGATTGGCAGGGGCTTCAACCACCGCGAAGTCTCGGGGGCTGACGATTTCGACGCGTTCTGTTGGTGTGGGCTCATCTCTGAGAAGGTTGCGGTAGGTGGGCGGTATGAAGCCGGGAATGCGCTTGGCGTCTTCCATTGTGATGACCCAGCCCTGTGATGGCACGTCTAGGTCTTGAAGCGTCCAATGCTTAGCATCCACCCCGCGACGGAGCAGACGCCGAACCTCCGCCAGCTCAAACGCTAGTTTCATTGACCACCTCTTTTGATGCCTTGATCGTATAAGACTTTGCGAACCGCTCAGCATCTAAAACGCCCATCTGCTTAAGGTTTGCAAGGGCGCTGTAAACCTGATTACGCCAGACTTCTTTGCCGTTGGCAAGCACATGAGTGTCACCTGCCGTCAACTGAATATTGCCGCAATTACGAAGCCAACTAAGCACCTCGTAACTGGTGAATTGAATACGACCGTTTCTGTGCATGAACGGTAAAAAATTATCTCTGATAAATCGCATCCAATAGTGGTAGTTTTTAGCTGGGCCATCAATGATGGTTATGGCGCCCGGCAATGCCAACGGAGGCATCTGTTTAATACTGTCTTGCCGTATTGGCTGGCAAACCAACAAGCCAAGCATTTCGTGGGCGGCTACATCGTCGCCATCGCTCAACGCATCAACAACAGCGTTGCGTAAGCGGATTTTAGTTGAGTTGTTCACAGAACATCAGCGGTGGGGCAGAATGGGTAAGTCAGTAGTGGGAACTCTGACTAGGGGCGATTTCGCCCCCTTTTTATTGACGCGATGGAATTGAATTCACGTCAATCGTTGACTGGGCTAATTCACCAGCTCCAACGCTGGCTTGCAACAGATCAAGCACGAACTCAATGTCTTCGCCTATTTGCTCGATCTGATTATCAATATTGCTCAGGCTGTAAACACCAGCGTCAACCTGACGAAGAAACTGCAGATATTCGTCGCCATGGCGATTGATTTGGCTATAGAGAATCCCGCGTAGCGTTGCAATGGCCTTGAAGGCATCGTTTAGCGCGTGCGTAATTCGCTTGCATTCAGACACTGCATCAATGCTGCTGTCGTCTTTCTCTAACTCCCAGGCCGGAATTTGCGGGGCGGTGGTTGTAGGCCGTGGCAGCGAAAAAGTGAACGGCTCTGCAGGCTCCCCGCGCTCTTCTGTTGCCCGTGATTCCACGGACGCCAATACGGCCTTGCGTTGCGAGATTCGCTGCGCCTCTGTTAAGCGACGCGCCTGATTTTGTTCGTTGGCTTTGTATGCCAGAGCAGCGCGATTGACCTGATCAAAGGTTGGCACCTTGCCTTTGGCGTCGGCTACGGCTGCCTTCCACATTTCAATGGCGGCCTCTGGGTAGGTGTCCAGTTGGCCAATCAATGGACGAACCTGCGCGGGGCTGACAGGCAGTGGGGAGTCCGCCCGCCACGTGGCGGAGGGCTGTAACACTTCGCAACGGAACTGGTAGAAAGCCCGTAGCCGCTGGGATGTGTCCTCGTTAAGCGGCCCTCTGCCTCCAGTCAATTCGGCGGATTCTTCTGCCAGCCATTGTTTCCAACTGCGCCCGCCCTCTTTACCGCGATAAAGCTTGCGACGGAAGATTTGTAGGAGGCCGGCGCCAATCGCCAGGTCACGCTCAAGTTTGTCTGCGTAGGCAGTTTGAATTGCCGTTTTGACAATTACCAATTCCTTCTCTTCCGAGTCGGTCATTGGTGAGGCTTCAAGGATTTGGGTTGAGGTGTCTAGCACCTCGGGAATAATTGCGGTTGTCATGGTGGGAACGAGAAATGGCCCCCGGTGAAGAGGGCCGGAACAGATCAGGCAGCAGAAGCCAACGTCAACCTGAGGCCGGTAGTTTCTTCCGAAGCAGAAATCACACGGCTCACGTCGTAACCGCAGGAAACAGCGTGATCGAGTTGACGGCTCAGGTTCTTGAGTTTCGGCTTCATCTGCGCGAAGTAACGCTCAATATTCGCGATGGTTTCGTACTGATCAACAAGGCGAACGCTCATTGATCCACGGTCGGGGATGATCGAAACGCCAACGGCTGCAGTGACATACTGCGAAGCAAGACGCAGGTTGTTTAGCACCGTGTTTTCGGTGACTGGGGTTTTGCCAAAAGACATCAGATAACCGTTGATGTCCGCCGCAATGTCGGTAATGGCAACCTCTACGGAGCGGTCGGCGCGGCGTGAGAGCAGGCCACGGGATTCAGCAACGTATAGGGCGCGAAGCGGAGCGGAAAGGTCATTGCCCTTCCAAGCGAAAGGCTCCCAGGATTCGGCTTCGGTGAGCAGTTTGCTCAGGCCGTGTTCCAGCTTGAGCCAGTCCTTCAACTCCAGAGGGGAGATTTCAAGACGTGGGCCCACCTTGGCGGCGGGTTTTTCCCGGCGGGGAAGAGTGATTGTCATGGCAGTGGGTTCGTTGACCGCAGAAATCTCTGCGTGCTCATCACCGTACAGATCGTCTGCGCCGTTGCGACGCTACAGAGACGCTTTGATTTCTGGCGCATCAGATTTCCCGCCAAAGCCGGTCACGGTCAGCGCGGTCGCGCTCGGCAGCGGCCATGGGGTGTAACACGTAGCGGGCCGCCTGCGGGCTCTTCGGGTCATCAGCGCCGACGTTCGGGCAAAAGGTCAGGTACAGGCCGGTGTCGTCGTACTTGCCCATGGGGTGCCCGTAGCAGGCATCAGGCGGGGCCGTGCGGCTTGTGGTGACCGTGTACGACACGGCGCGGGTCTTGGCATCTGCCACTTGCCAGACGTATTTGCCCTTGGCGTCAGGTGAATACAGTTTCATAATGAGTCTTAAATGGTTGACAGGGGAATCGGTTAGTCGTTTTCAATCCAGCAGCCAAGATCGGCGCTCCATGTCCGCCCTGCCTTCTGCGTCTGGTGCTCCTCCAGATAGACCTCGTACTTACCGTCGCGGAGCCAGCGAAACAGGTCGGGAAGGCTGCCCACGAACTCGCCGGCTGTCATCTTCCGCTTCTGCTCCTCAATCGCCCTTGTAGCGGCTTTTAGGAGGGTCTCCGGTCCTTCCAGCGCCACAATGCCCTTCCACTCGTCGTAGGCCTTGGGTTTCGTCTGAGATGAGACGCGATCAGGAGCTGACTGGTACAGCTTCCAGAACTCGTCGAACTCACCGGAGTATTCCGGTTTTTTACGGGACTTGGACTTTTTCGGCTTTTCGTTAGCAGAATTAACAGCCGTACTAATAATAGTATTAGAAGATAATTCTTTAATAGAAGAAGAAGAATAAGAAGAAGAGGCTTCGCTTCCCTTCGGTCGCTCCGCCAGCGTAACATCCCTGTCAACCCCTAGCTCCAGTAAATAGGCGCAGAACATAGGCAGGGACAGGGTTTTGGGCTTGTAACGCTTCAGGTCTTCAGCCAAATCATCGGGAATTTGGAGTTCAAGGCGCATCGGTGAAATTCGGGTGAGTTCGGTGGCGTCCGGGAATTTCCGGGAGACAACGGGGAAACCTTAGCCAGACTTTTTTCGCTGGCAAGTGCCCTGAGCCACATTCCCAAATGTCTTTACCTTTGCCCAAAACCGTCTCAAATGTCCCAATCTGAGACCTACCCGCTCCATTCTTTATCTTTTGGGTTTATCCTGTTCCTATCACTTTTTCCCGCAAACTTGGCACGCTCAACTGCTGCCGAAGTCAACTTCCGTGTTGACACTATTTACGGTCTTTTGACCGAAGGACAATCGCGTGGTCAGATCGTTCAATTTGCAGCCAATCAGTGGAAATGCTCTGCGCGGCAGGCCGATGAATACATCCAACGTGCTCGTATCCGCCTAGAAGAAGACGCCGCCATGACCCGTCCGGCATGGATTGCCGAAGCCCTAGGCCGCCTTCGTACCTACGAACAGTCCGCTTACAAGCGCGGTCAAACCCAAGTCGCCCTCAACGCCGTTCAGCTTCAAGCCAAACTCATCGGCCTTGATACTTGAGCCTCCTCGCCAACGCTCCCGGTGGTTTCCTCCTCGATCCACCGTCAAGCCAAGCCTCAGGACCAACAGCCCAACAGGCCTTAGATCGCATTCGGCAAACGCTGCTGCCGCATCAACTGGCCTTTTGTGACGACACCCAACACCGCAAGCTCGCCCTCGTCTGCGGATTCGGTGCTGGCAAGACTCATGGCCTCGTAGCCAAGGCCGTTCACATGGCAGCCCTGAATATCGGCCACGTTAGTGCCCTGTTTGAGCCTGTCGCCCCGATGCTGCGTGACATCCTCCAGCGCACCATGGATGACCTGCTGGAAGAGTGGGAGATCCCGTTTAATTTCCGCGTCAGCCCGCTGCCGGAATACACCCTGCACTTTGCCGAGGGCAGCCACACCATCCTTCTGCGGACGATGGAAACGTGGAACCGCATACGTGGTCAGAACCTCTGCGCCATTGGCTTTGACGAGGCCGATACGGCAAACAAACGAGTAGCGGAGCAGGCAACACGGATGGCTCTGGCCCGTCTTCGTGCTGGCAACGTGCAGCAGTTCTACGCCGCCACCACGCCCGAGGGTTACGGCTGGGCATTTGATACGTTCGACCGCAACGCCGGTGAGGACACGGCCCTGATCCGTGCTCGCACCATGGATAACCCTTACCTGCCCGACGGGTTTGTTGACAGCCTGATGGCGAATTATCCGCCGCAGTTAATCAAGTCGTACCTTGAAGGCCAATGGGTGAACCTAAATACCGGCCAGGTGTACGACAGGTTTGATCGGGCAAAGCATGTAGTGGCGACCGTTAATGACTTCAGCAATGAACCGCTGCGTGTCGGGGTTGACTTCAACGTTGGCAACATGTCTGCCGTGATTGGTGTTAGGAATGGCAACAGACTGGCCATCGTCGATGAAGTGAGCGGAGCACATGACACTGATGCACTGGCGCAAGAAATTAAACGCCGTTATCCCGATCACCGTATTTACGTTTACCCTGACGCCTCAGGCGGCAATCGCTCCACCAACGCCTCCCGGACTGACATACAAATATTGGAGTCCTACGGGTTTAGCAATCAATCTGGGCGGTCTAACCCTGCTGTTCGTGATCGGGTGTCTGCTGTTCAGGCGCTGTTGGAGAACGGCAAAGGCGAAATCAGGCTGACGGTGGCGCAGGGTTGCAGACGGCTGATCGAATGCCTTGAGCTGCAGAGCTGGACAGAGAAGGGCGAGCCGGATAAGGAGGCGGGCCACGATCACATGGTTGACGCCTTGGGGTACGTGGTGTGGCGTGAGTTCAACCCGCTACAGGCGAACGCTGGCCGTGGCACTGGCATCAGGCTGTATTGACGATTTGTGAACTGACCACTGGGGTGCTTGCCAAACCCACGGGGTATACCCCATAATTAGGGGGCAGGGGGCGACCCCACCACACACAAGACCATGAGCCTCGCCACTTTCTTTGCTGAAAAAGACTTCGAGATTCGTACTTACGAGGTCATCAGCCCCGTCACCGGCGATAGCCACATCATCACCACCGACGTGGTTATTGAAGCCATTCACCGCACCCAAGGCCGCGAACGCGAACAAATCATCAGCACCTTGCAGCGTCTTGATTTCTTGAATGGTGATTTCCACCATTTTTTCAAGCACCTTGCAACTGGCCTTGCTGCCAACTATTGATCACCCAGCCCCTTCGGGGGCTTTTTCTTTTGCCGCTACCCTGAAGCCGCCGCAACATCACAATGTCTGCACCCCTCTGGCGCGATCTTGAAGCCGCCTTCGACTCAACCGTTGACGACGCCTGTTACGAGTTCAACGAGGCCGCTTCCGCCATGCT